CTCTTCAATTACACTTTCTTTAACTACTTCTTTATTTACTTCTTTAGTAGTTAAGTGTTCTAAAAGGGTTACTTTGTTATCAATAATTTGATTTGGATTAGTCAAATTATCTTGATTATAAATCTCTGTTAGAATAAAGAATGAAGCATGTACTCTATAATGTGGGAGTTGAGTTTTAAAGAACTCATCTAAATTATAGTGCTTTTTAATTTCTTTAATTAAGTTATATTTTTCTCTTTTTAAAGTACTTCTATTTAATTTTTTAGAAGTCTCTAAAAGGGTATTGATAATAATATCTGCTTTGCCTTCTGTTAACCCAGACTTTTGGGTTAATGTCTCATATAACTTGTATTCTTTTGATAACTCTGATTTTACAAAATAGTTTTTCATGATGCCCGTTGCCGGAGACGATTTGCCCGACAAGGTATCAGCTGTAATCTGTCTTACTAACAGCTCAAAGAGAATACCCGTATTTTTATACTTTGAATGTTTAATTTTCATTCCACGTAGGGTTTATTTATAAATATATCAGGATTCCTGTTCCTTAATGTTATTTTCGTCAAGAAGCGATTCTTTTTGTTCATCCTGCTCGAACACTAAACGTTTTCTATTTACAGGAATCTTATCAAGCATTGTTTCTAGAGCTAATGGGGAACCACCTTTATAATTAGGTTTAATAGAATCTGATGAGTTATAGTCATCTTTAGCTCCTTTTCTGCCTAATCTATCCTTTCCAAAAGCATTATCTTGGGTATTGATGTTAGATGCTTTTTCTTTAGGTCTTCCTAAAGGTGATTTTTCATCATACCCATCAGGAACATTTCCAGGATCAGTTTGGTATCTACCTTGACCGTACAATGAAGCTAAGTCGTGTGGTGTACCATATGATTTACCTGTTTCAAGAGGATCGTTACCTTCAGCCTCAATTTGAGCCATACGGAATTTACGTTTTTGATCTTGTACAATAAGATCTTTGTACTCTTCATACTCACTTTCACTAAAGTGGAAAATATGATCGTAAATCCAATCTGTAGGCAACAATTTGTTTTCCATAATTGAAGCTGCTAATTCTACTTTTTCCTTCATCAATGCAATTCTTTCTTGATCGTAAATGATAGAAGGAGTAGTTAAATTAAGTTCAAAATTTGTTAATTGCTCACCTGTATAACCCTGAGTGTAAAGGTGCACAGTAGCAATTTTATATAATTCTGAAAGTACAATACGTTGGATACGATCAATTGTACGAGCGAATCTAATATCTTCAGCAGCTAATGTAGCTTTACCTTCAGTATCTTGATCATATCCTAAGAACGCTTTAGGTACTTTTAATGCTGCAAATAATTTATCTCTTAGGTAAGTTACATCGGCAATACCATCGTAATCTAGACCTTTTGTAGTATCAATTTTAGTAGCAGAATCGTTACCTCTAACTGGGATGAAGAAATCCTCCATTAAATTCTGCATATTGTATTTTAGGTTGTATTCACCTGTTTGTTGGTCAACATAAGGAGTACGTTTCATTTTTGAAATTGTTTTCTCCATAAATGCATCTACCTCATTTGGAGGAATGGAACCAACATTTACATAATAAATACGTTTTTCGGGTGCACGTACAATTCTATGTACTAACATTGCATCTTCCATCAACGTATATTGTTTAAACAATTTACGAGCTGGTTCTATGTAAGAACGACCATAAGGAAGATAGTTAGCATCTGTTAGTAATCTAAAGTGTGCTATCTCATAATTATCAAATTGAATATAATTACCAGAAGGATTCATACCACTACCACTACCTCCGGCACCATAATAACCTCCATAAGAACCACCACCTGTTAAACCATCAGGGTCAAATTCAAATACTACTTCTTGTGGGTTATCTGGGTTAACACCTTCTTTTCTTACAATATTGTAAGCAGTATAAGGAATTACATTATAAACACCAAACTTTTCAGCAATTTCTAATTTTAAGAAGAAATCACCATACTTACACATCTGGCGGGTCCACATCCAAAGATTAAATTCAATATTTAATACATCATAAAATAAATTGTATAAAATTTCTTGAATATCATCATCAGTAGACTTAATGGTTAATACTTCACCCATGTCATTTTTTAATGTACACTCATCAGCAATAATATCTAGTGCTGAAGAAATGATAGCATCTGTATCCATAGCTTCATAATCGCTATAGAGTTGGACTCTCATTGTTTGGTAGTTAAGTGCTGGGTTGTAAACAGGTGCTGCACCTGTTACGTGTAATCTAGAGAACCTATCAATTAAAGAATTAGTTTCAATTTTTCCAGATTGTTGGATTGAATTAGTATCGATTACTTTAAGTTGGTTACCACCAACATTACGAATGATAACATCCGTAGAAAATAATCGTTGTAATCTTGAAAATACACTAGTATCAGCCATTTTGTGTCTGTGTTATTATTATAAATATGTTATAAAAGCCACTTAATATCTTCTTTCCCACCATAAGGATTTTCAATTTGATAAGGATTATCTACTGAATTGCGGGAATAACCACCACTATATTGGGTAGTAGATTTATTTATGTTATTTAAAGCTGCTTTTGTTAAATCAATTCCTTGTTGTCTAAATTTAAATGCTGTATCACGCATAAACATAGCAATGGAGAATGACATAACCAAGTCATCGTTATAGCCTGTTTGAGCTTCTGCGCGTCCGTTTTTCCAGATAAATACTTTCATTTCTTCTACCAAACGCTTTGATTGAATAGTAACAGCTCTATCGCTTACATATTCTTGGAATTTACCAATTGCCATTGGTCTAGTTCTCATTGACATTGTAAACCCAGGAACCATACTACTATTATCAGCGTAGGGGTCAAAATAACTATCTGCTTTTATTTCTCCACTCTTAGGTGAAAAATATAAATTTCTATATCCTCTTTCTTGAATTACTTGTAATGTAGACCATCCAATATTAGCATTTTCTACTACAAGTAAAGCCTGGTTATATTCAGTAGCAATACCTACTAATAAATGGCCAAATTCTTTTGTACCAATTTGACCTCTATATTCGGCTACTTGAATGTTGTCTTCAATTTTAATTACATGGAATGCAGAATAATCTTTACCATCACCTCGAGCAACGTCAGCTACAACCATATAATCTTGGGAGTAATCTGCAGGTTCCCAAACCCATAAGTTTTGGTCTGCACCTCGTTTTTCTAAAGGGTCTTTAATGTGGTTTTTTTCAATATTTTCCAAATACTCATTGTAGAATACAACATCACCTGATGTGCTAAAGTCACAATCACATTCTTGTGCTGCTAATCTAGGATCACCTAGTAATTCATCTTGACGTTTTCTCCAATCTTCATCTCGTTCAGGGTGAACAAACCAAGGTAAGCGAATAGGTAAAAAATCATTTTCACCATTTTCAGCTGAAACCCAAGTTTTATGAAACCAATTACCGGTACCGTAAGGAGTAGATAACACAATTGCACCACCACCAGTAGCTAGGGTTTGTTGAGCTGAGGCCCAGATCTCACCAATTTGGTCAATAAATGCTGCCTCATCTACTAGCAATAAAGAAACGGCTTCTGATCGACCAGCATCACTACTTGCTGAGGTTGCTTTAATTTGGGAACCGTTACTTAATCGTAATGTTAATTTATTATATTCTGTTGAATCAATTTTAAGCCATGAAGGTAAGTTATCATACATAAACTTAACCTTTGTAACCATGTTTTTAGCAGTTTCCTGTTTTGTTGCAATACAAAGAATGTTTTTATCTTTGTGGAAAATCATTAACCATAAAGAATAACCTGCAGCTAAGGTTGAAATACCTAACTGACGAGATTTAAGAATAATCGAATAAGGATTATCTCTAAATAAACGTAATGTTTTTTCTTGGAAAGGGTAGAGATTAAACATAACTCTACCTCTTTGTGGGTGTTGAATAAAACAGTATTTTTTCATAAAATGTGCTGGATCTTGAGCACATTTAAGATATTCCTGTCTTATTACTTTTTTTAAATCCTGATCGGCCATTATTTTCCAATTTTCCAGTACATACGGCCTGATAGAACTGGTTGGAAATCTTGATTAACACCTAATCCAAAACCGTATATTTGTCTTTTTTTATTTCTATATAACAACTCACCACCTAAATAATTTATTTGGTCTGTTCTTCCTTGCAAACCTACACCCCAATAAAATTCTCTATTATTTAAATAAATTTCTTTTGTAATTGTAGTTGTAGGAATTAAAATGTTTGTTTTAATATCTCTTGCTAAAATTGTATTACGAGTAATCGTATCATTTATAATAGCATAACCAACAGTATCAATTTTAAGGGTGTCCGAGTAGTAGTACTTTGCGTAATAATCTCTTAAAATAGCTATAGTATCAATAGGTACTCTAAAAGTATCTATGTCTGTTTCGTAGCGAGTAATATACTTAGGAACATATGTTTCTTTTACAGTCTCAACTGTATCGTATCTTACTTCAATCTTAGTAATAACCTCAGGTTCAACGGGGCTACTTTCTCCTTGGCAAGAGCGCATTAAGAAAATAACAACAACTAGTACTACAATAAGTAGTGTTTGAATATTTTTAAAGTAGTCCTTCAAGATCATTCTTGACTTTACTTAATGCTTTTAGACGATCTAATAGCTCTTCTTTTTCTTTACCTTCTGCTTTTTTCCA